TCAGATTGTCTAAGTTGTGAGGGATAAATGAGTTTATTAAAAGAAAGAGAATACTATAAACCTTTTCAATATCCTTGGGCATTTGAAAACTATAAAAAGCAACAGCAAATGCATTGGTTACCTGAAGAAGTAACCCTACAAGATGATATAAAGGATTATAAAGAAAAACTAAGTGAAGGCGAGAGGACATTGTTAGACAATATATTTAAGTTTTTCACTCAAGCAGATGTAGATGTATGTGGAGGCTATGCCACCCATTACTTACCTACATTTAAACAACCAGAAGTAAGAATGATGTTAGTTAGTTACGCTGCTATGGAAGCAGTACACCAAGAAGCATATTCCCTTCTACTAGAAACTTTAGGTAAGTCGGAAGATATGTACCAAGAGTTTTTTGATATCGGCGCTATGATGGAGAAACATGAATATCTACAAGATTTCAGCATGAACACTCCATATGACATGGCTAAGACGATGGCAGTATATAGTGCATTTACAGAAGGAGTACAGTTATTTAGTAGCTTTGCTATTCTTCTTAACTATCCTAGACATAATCTAATGAAAGGAATGGGACAAATTGTTACATGGAGTATTCGTGATGAATCCTTACATGTTGAAGGATTGTCAAAACTATTCAGAACTTTCATTTCGGAAAATCCCGAGTTATGGACTGATAAGTTAAAGTACGAAATATATTGTGCTGCAGAAAAGACAGTAGAGTTAGAAGATAACTTTATTGATATTTGTTTTGATAAAGCAGATATACCAGATTTGACAGCAAAAGAAGTCAAGGAATATATTAGATATATTGCTGACAGAAGGTTACTGGGAATAGGTATGAAGAAGATTTTTCATAGTACCGAAAACCCCTTGCCTTGGATTGACATGCAAGTCAACGCAGTTGAGCATACCAACTTTTTTGAAAACCGTTCTACTGAGTATGCTAAGGCTAGTACACAAGGTAACTGGGAGGATGTATTTAAATAATGGCTGAATTAGAAAAATTAAATATTGATGGCGAAGACCATTATATGGAGGACATGACAGAAGAACAAAAGTCTATTGTTGTGTCTATTTATAAATGTGATGAAGAGATGGACAGATGTAAGCATTTGATTGCTATTTGTCAGACCGCTCGACAAGCATATATTAATGATCTAGGCGCGCAGTTGAAAAGTGAAAAATCTTAAGTTTTTTATATTAACAACAAGCAAGAAAGATTATAGTCAAAACTTCTACGGGCCTGGAGGAAGAAATCCTGCCCTAGAAGATTTGAAAAGACATTTTAATGCTCGGTGGTCTAACTTAGACTATAGCGAAGCTGTAGTAATTATCAATACAATTGATAGAAAATATATACGAGAATGTTCTACTTGGTGTATGGCAATGGGAATTGAGTTTTATGTAACCGAATGTAACGGTATGCCAGGGCAAGGAAAGAATGAAGTTCTTAGAATCTTTCATGAATCTGAATATGACTATATAGTACAAATAGATGGGGATGATTATCTAACTCCTTATGGGGTGTGGTTTTACAAACAATGTGCAGCCTTAGATAATCCTCCTGATTCTATATGCTTAATTAACTCTTGGTCAGCTAATAGAACAGAATATGGTCAAAGAATGTATAACCACCCATTTCAAACACCTAATGCACCTTTTGATTATGAGGAACAAATTCAGTTATTAAAAGATAGGTCAGAAATAGCTCCCAATTCTAAAAAGTATTTGATTAATAATAGAATTGTAACAGATGTAGATGAGGAGTTTTTACATTACTTAAAATTACAAAAAGTTACAGATACCAATATGAAAGCATATGGAGAAACCTATCATGTAGGAGAGCCTTATCAAGATGAAGCAGATGTATGCGAAACTCATTCCCGACTGGTATTCTACAGTAAAAAAGCCGCAAAGTATAGAACTATACCTGATATGACATTAGGAGAAGATACTTATCTATACTATCTACTAAAAGACGCTCATGCTAGAGGTGAAATAAAAATGTTTAGACATTATGAAATACCTTGTACTTATGTGTATAATCAAACAGACATGGGGCTTGTTAGAAATCACTCCACCTCTTTCTCTAATCATATCTGGATGCAATACTTTAATGAAGAAGTTCAAGAACTTATAAAACAAGGAAAGGTGCATGAATTTAATTTACCAGATATCGAGTTACCTTACCCTGAAGGACAGAGTGCAGAAACTGCCAATGACTATGGTATAAGTATTCATGCTCATAGAGTATATGAATACGATGAAGAAGGACACATTATACTTGATGAACATGTATTTACAAATGTACAAGACCCTGAAGTCCAAGCTACCCTAAGAAAAATTGAAGCAGTTGAAAAAGAACAGTTGGAATTAAAAAAAGAATTTGATAATTTAATTAGAGCCTCTTATCATTGTATTAGTAAATTATGTGCTTTGCATGGACAATCATACTGGGCAAATAATATGCAGATTGAACCACCTTTGTTACATATGGGAAAATTAAATAAAACTAAAATTGGTGCAGGTAGCGTTGTAATAGAATGAAAATATTTATAGGTTACGAGCCAAATCACCCCGACATGTTTGAAGTATGTAGAAAAAGCATACTCAAATTTAATTCTACCCATGAAATCATACCACTCAAAAAATCAGAAATATCTGATTATACTCGTCCATTTCAGAACGAGAGTACAGACTTTGCCTTTACTCGTTTTTTAGTACCACATCTCTGTGACTATGAAGGACAAGCTTTATTTTGTGATGGAGATTTCTTATGGTTTTGTGACCCTGAAGAAGTTATGGACTATTTTTACGATGAAGATACAGTATCAGTGGTAAAACATCCTAATTTTCTCATTAAACCGAAAAAAATGAAAGGCAAGAAAAATGATTCATACCCTAGAAAGTACTGGTCTAGTCTTATGCTTTTTAATAATCCTAAATGTAAAACACTTACAGTAGACTATGTAAACGAAGCCCCAGCGGGTGCATTGCATGAGTTACAATGGGCAGATGGTATAGGAGAGATTCCTGCTCAGTATAATGCTATGGTAAATTATTACAAATTCAATCGTCCAAAAGCAGTTCATTTTACAGATGGCGGGCCTTGGTTAAACATAAACGATAACTCGGAGTACACAGCAGCATGGATGCAAATAAGAAAAACAATGTAATACTTGTAGGAAATTCAGTGGAACTTCTACAGTACGACTTTGGAAAGTATATTGACAGTTTTGATACTGTGGTAAGATTTGGGCGAGGTGTTCCCACCGAAGACAACTCTCATGCAATTGGAAAAAAGACTGATATGTGGATAACAGGGTTTCTTCGTATGGGGAGTTATCATTGCTTTCCTGGAGCAGAAATTTTATTCAATCGTTGCAGAATCCATCTTGACCTAATTCCCAAGAAAACAATACCTTTTGATAACTATACAGATATGTTCTCTGATGATGAACTTATGAAAATATTTAATAAAATGGGAGCAAAAGTAGGAGTAGCAGAAGGCCAAAGACCGAGTGCAGGTTTCTTGGGAATTTTGTATTTCTTGCAAAAGTGTGAATATAATTCTCTTACAATTATTGGATTTGATTTCTTTGCGAAAAAACTACCTATCAATACAGGTATGGACTATCCATCAAGTTGGCACATGCCTATCAACAGTATATCTAAAACTCCACACAATGCCAAAGAGAAACAAATAGTATCTAAGTGGCAAAGTGAAGGCAAATTAAATTGGAAAATTCTTTCCGACCTAAAAGAAGAACTCTTAAAGTTTACCTAATTGGTAACCATTTTCTAGTAACTTTCTAGAAGCAATCTTCTGTCTATCTGCTTTTATAAGTAGAGTTTCATTTATTTTTTCATCTCTATAGTTTTGAGGAATATTATCAATTAAAGAAGTATAGCAATCCCAAGGTAGGGCGAATAATTTACTAGTACATAATTGATGGTATGGTTTTACTAAATCAACATGTTGTATATTGATACTAAAAGATTTTCTCATCATAATATTGTGATTAATTAAATCTATAATTTCTAGAGCTTCGTCATCAATCAAGGAGTCATTTTTGCCATTCATATATAAAGGCAACCAAGAAGGAGAGTTTTCTAACATGTTTGTGAAGAATGTTTTGTCATTTGCTGCTAATACTTTTCTATCAGTCTCATTTCCTGTTCTATAAGTTTCTAAGCTATCTGCTTTGTAGAACAGTATATCATCTGACCATTTTACTAATTGGTCGTAGTTAAGCATAAAGAACTCAGGATCTATAGTGTCCCATCTATCTGCTGTAAAAGTTCCTAATACTTGATAAAATCTTTTAAAATTTGGATGTGTTTTGTAAACTCTTTTACGAGATAAATGTGCAAGTTTGTTTTGAAAGAAATCAGGTTTTGGTACTTCGTTTTTCCATGCTGATTTCAGAAATATTCTATTTCCTCCTGCATACATTATTCTTTTATTTAATCCTTTGTTCTCCCAAAATTTCTTCAAATGAGATATATTTCTAGAAGCATTTTCTGTTCTCCAGAACTTTCTATATAACTTTACATTTGGAAAATTAGAAATAATCCAGTCTTTTGGACAGGTGTCCCATTGCGCGTCATCGACATAGATATGCAGGCGAATATCTTCGCTTTTTGTAAGTAGTGAGGATAAAGTAAACATACTCCATGTTACTTTCCAATCATGTACTATTTCAATCATCTATTTTATACTCCCAAAAGTTAGCTACATATCGTTCTAACCTTTCTTCTGCGTCTTCATCAAAACTAAATATCATTCCTGAATTTTTTGCTGAAAACAATTTTAATATTGCTTCGTGTCCATTTCTAAAAGAACACGCGTGATATAAACTTTCATATGTTAATAAGTTTTTTTCTCTTTCTTTCTTGCTATATGAAACCAAGGAAAGAGGTTTATCTAGTAGTAAAGCTATAAGTCCCATTTCACTATTTGGCATAGTAGCTACATGAGTACAATTCATTAACAATTCCATGCCACCAACTTTTTTACCTAGTATATTTTCTGCTCCAAACTGTTTTCTTAACTGCGCTAAATATAAAGGTACAGTTATTGGATGTGGTTTAATTTTATAACCTTGGTCTACTAACTTTTTAATTCTTCCATAGTGTACTACTTTTTCTTTTGATAAAAGATTACTACCAGGTAAAAATATTACTTTGTCATAATATTCTTCATTAGGTTGAAGTATATACTTATTCTTCAGATTGTCTTTTATCTTCATTATTCTGTCCCAATCTATTTTTTGGTCAGGGTTATCTATAATTGAAAACATAACTTTATCATTGATTTTTATAGAGTTTACTCTAATATAAATACCTGTTCCTAAAAAGTCTGTATAAAGCCACTTTCTAATTGTTTTAAGTTCATTTGTATTGAACCAGACATCATATTCTAAATTTGCTCCTCTAATCGTTTCAGGCAAGAGTTTGTTTTTGAACTCTTGTAAAGTGTTTAAATCTTCCTCGGGTCTAATACAAGAACCTGATTTCATAAAGTGAGTTGGTATATCTCCTAGACTCTCTGTAGATACCATAGGTACTAACTTATTAGCTGTTACTTTCTTAACTACTGTCTTTGTCTTCATTTAATTTGTTAGTTAGTTCTATTAATTTTACTTCTAAGTTTTTTAATCTTTCTTCAAACTCACCTATAGATGCAAATGTTGCACTCATCATACTCTCTTGTTTTTTATTAAGATATTTAAGAGTTATATCTTCTTCTTTTAATTTCATTTTTTCCTTTGTATAAAGTTAAATTATGATTCACTCCATTGTGAACCATCCCAATAAGATGACCCAAAGTCACCGATACTACCTACTTCTGTATCAAATATAGTACCTGCTTGAGAAGCTGTAATTCTCTCGAATTTAATCGTACTTGTATCAAAAGTTGTAGTTGTTAAATGGTCAGTAGTTCTATTTGTTTCTGTGATTTTACCTGTTGCAATAGTTGTAGTTGTAGTTCTTCCTGTTGCAAATTCAGTAACTCTATCTGTTTCAAATGTAGTAGTAGTTCCAAATACGGTAGTTCTACTAGTATCAGTAGCTCTGCTAGTATCAAATGTACTTGTAGTACTTCTACTTGATCCTGTTGTTCTATCTGTAAGAGTACCTTGTGTAGTATTAAATGTACTAACCGTATCTCTAGTAGTATCTGTAGCTCTGCTCGTAACTGTAGATTGTGTAGTATTAAAGGTACTTGTTGTTGCTCTGCTAGATGCTGTACTTCTTGTAGTGATTGTTCCTTGAGTTGTTGCATAAGTAGTAGTAGTATCTCTACTTGTAGCAGTTGCTCTAGATGTTAGGCTAATTCTTGAAGTCTCAAAAGTACTTGTTGTTTCTCTACTAGTAGCAGTTGCTCTTGCAGTACTAAATGTAGTAGTTGTGTCTCTGCTTGTTCCTGTACTTCTACTTGAA